TATCGGCGTGGATCGGCTGCTCCGCGGCCGCGACGCCTAACAGGCGCAGTGCTGTCGTGCAGGGCTGTCTCGCCGCAATGTCTGGCATGCTATTTCAACTCCGGGCTGCCCAGCGTGACCTGTAACTGTTCCGCCAGAGCGGCGGTCACATGCACAAGCACGGTATCGGAGATATGCGTCACCCCTGCCCCCACATCGGCATCGACGGCCATCGACACCTGGGAATCCCCGGCATCGCTGCCACTGACGACATAGGCCGAGAGATCATCGACCGGGGCAATCGTGCAGGTGCCACTCACCACGGTGAACGTCGCGGGACCATCCACCACGGCCGGGTTGCCTGCTTCCGTGAGCGGCTGGAGGGACACCAGCACTTTTTCTTCCGTCGTTAACGTGACTTCCTGGGGCATAGGCCCTCCTAGTGGTACGCGAGATACACCACGAGACCCCCCATGGTAGTTTCAACTGGTATAGTATCTCCTCGAACGGTCAAGATGAGATCGACCGGCACGACAGCCTCCCACTCATCCGTACTGCTCAGCGGGAACGCATCGAAAAAGCTCCGCCCGTCTGCCGCCACGTCCAGGCCCGTGCCCAACCCGGTGGGGTTGCCCCGCACGACGATGCCGTTGTCGAGCGTGTAGGCGGCGTACCCGAAGTCGAGCGTGCGGCCTACACCAAGCCCCTTCCAGCCCATTTTCGAGAGCTGGGAGCAGTATCTAGCGCCCCGTGGCAGGGTGCACATCTGGATGGTCGAGTCGGCATCGCCCTCGACCAGCGTCGCCGGGAGGCGCCAGCGGATGGCGCGCAGCACCGCCTGCACGCGGTTCGCCGGGTCGTTCCCCAGGGCGGGCGGCGTGCCGTAATTATCCGAAAGGAAGACGGCCATACGCTACCTCCGGCTGCGGCGCGTCTCGTCACCGCTCGCGGGCTCGCTAGCCTTGGCGGCCGCATCAGCCGCCTCCGCCGGGCTCTCGAACCACTGCCCGGCCTCGAGGGCGCGCAGCTCCTCCACCGTGGTGATAATGCGCGACTGCCCACTGACGTGGTAGCGCCAGGAGGGCAGGACTGGGGTGTCAGGCATGGGATTCCTCCTCTAGGGGGACATAGCGGGCGTCCCCGCGTTTAATCATGGCGCGAATCGTGGGCCGTGAGATGCCGGTGATCTTATGACACGCCATGACCGACTCGTAGACCACTCCACCAAGCTCAACCCGATGTCGCCCAGGATGTAACTTCCCCTTCGTGATGTCATGCCAGGGAATGCCTTTGTTCCAGGCTTTGCGGCCTTTACGGGACAGGGACATGGCCAGCCGCGTCTCTGGGGTATGCGTGTGCCCACGCAATTTTGCTTTGTGCTCTTCACTGAGCGACTTGCCTTGATGTGCAGCAGCGATCTTTGCTTTCGTGTCCTCACTATGCTTGCGCCCAACAAAGGGGTGTCCAACTGCGGCATGTCTGGCCTTTGCTTTCTCGCTAATCTTGGCCTTGGTTGCCTCACTCTGCGTGCGTCCAAGCATAGAGTGTCCATAGGTATCCCAATGCGCCTTGACCTTCTCGCCCATCAGCTTGCGTGCTTCTGGGCCATGCTTGTGTTCAAGGATAGGATCACCCCCAGGGGTACGGTTATACCCATGCGGGCAAAGCGTATTGAGTTCCGCAATCCAGTATTGTTCCATCAGGTACAGCTTCTCAAGCGTATCTGTTTGCCCAAGGACACGAAGCGTAAAGTTCTCTGTCCCATGCTTATGAATCGCTTGCGTGATGAGCCTGCTGGTCTTTGATGGCCCACTATGGGTATGCGAGCGTATGCGCTTCCATAAGTTTTGGCGCGTAATGCCCACATAGCCACGATCCGTGATAGTATTCCAGAGTAGATAGCAGTACATGCGGTCCTCCAATAGTGTTAGGCGACAATATTGTTGGACTAATTGTACTGCTATTTTTCATAAACAACAAGTAAATCTTACCTCATGCCATAGGGGACCAAATTCGTGCGGTACACTCTGGCATAGTCCATTTCCAACCGTACAAAATGTCCGCGCGTGACAGGTGCTGGTCTGTCCTGATATCGCTGTCCTTCCATACCCTGATGGCCAAGGAAACTTGCGTGTCGCTCGCTACCGCATGCTCCCCGCCATACGGCACGAACAACTTGACGTTGCCCAGCGTCACGCCCATCGGGTGATACATCAAGTTCTGGGCGTAGGCCGTCGCCGCCGTGCCCAGAAACGTCAGCACGCCGTTGTCGAGCGGCAGCGCCGTCACCGTGGCACGGGGATCAGGTGGCACGATCATCGCCGGCGCCACGGGCACCGCCGCCAGCCCGGTGCCGCCGGCATCCACATCGGCCTGCACGCTGAACATGCGGAGCTGCCCGGTGGACTGGAGCGACTGCGGATTCACCGCATAGACGCCCGCCACCTGAAACACGTCACCGCGCTTCAGGACGCCGGTCTCCGAAGGGGTAAAGCCCTTGAGATTGATGGTGCTCCCACTGGAGCCCGCGGCGGCCGCCGGGGTGCCCGCCCGTGAGCCCGTGATGTGTACCGCGACGTTCTGGTCCATCGACCACTTCGCGCCCGCCGTGCGGCCCATCTGGCCATCGGTGTACTGCCGGCCAATTTCCGTACTCTGCTGAAACAGGCCCTTTAACTGGTCGAGCAGCGGCGGGTGCTGCGTGGGGTGCACCACCACGGCCCGCTGATCATCGCGCGGCACCGCCTCCATGTCGAGGAGGGCGGCGGCGTCGAGGTAGGCGCGGTACGGCAGGTCGGCGTCGGCCGCGAGGACGGAGTTATAGGCCTGCCAGTAGAGGGCGAGACCGTCATAATCGACCTCGTTGGCGAGCCGCGCGGCCTGCGGTTTGCCCACCCGGTTATTCCAGTCGTCCATGAACAGCGTGTTCTCGACACTGGTAAAGTCCACGTCGGCATGCGCCTGCTGATCAATGGTCAAGCGCACGGTCTCTTCCACATAGTTCTGCCCGATGTACGCGGCGCCTTTGTGGATGGCATGGCGTGGGGTGCGGCGAATGTCTAAATGATCACCGATTTTGTGCCCCTGTTTCCCAAAGTCATCCTCAAACCTCCGGTCTGCGCCAGCCGCAAAGACAAGATTGTTGACAAGGTTGGCAAGCAGGGCCTGGGTCACGAGCTGTATGACTGTAAAAGTGTTGGGCATGTGCAGAGCACTCCTCTTTAGTCTGTAGGAGCGCAAAGGGAGCATTTACGCCAGCAAGGAACCATCATCAGGGCAGAAAGGGGAGAGCGTTCTGCCAGGGTCTTATTGTCTGCCGAAGTCTCGAGGGCCTGGTCTCCATCCTTGCGACCACATCCGCCGAAACTCGGCCTGTGGCATGTCCGGCGTCGCCCCGGACGGGGCCCCCTGCCCCATGCCGGAGAGCGGCGTGGGTGGCGGGGGTAAGGGTGTCGGCGCGGTCGGCGCGGGTGGGGTCTGGCCGTTCGTCGGCGTCTCGGCGGGCGGGGGAACACCCGTGCCGTTGCCCTGTGGGGCGGCACTGAGCCGTCCCAGTTCCGCCAGCACCAGCGGCGGCGGCAGCGTGTTGAGCCGTGTCAGCGTCTCGGGCTGCTGCGCCAGCGTGTAGGCCAACTGCGGCCCCTCCGGGAGCACCATCAGGGCCTGCTGCACATGCGGCGCGATGCGCCCACGCAGGCCCGTGGTGATGACCTGGTCAAAATCCGGGTGCGCCGCGCGAAAGGCGGCCTCGCGCTCCATGAGCTGCTGCTGCATCTGCTGGGCCTGCTGCTGCTGTGCGCTCTGCTGCTGCTGCGTACGCGCCACCTGTTCCGCTTCGTAGCGCGCCGTGGCCCGCACATAGGCGTCGTGCGTGTCGAACTGCTCGGCCTGCGGTGGGACCTGGGGCGTCTCGGGCAGCGCGGGCGTGGCCCCGGATATGAGCCGCTGCATCATTTCGAGCTGGCCCTGGAGATGGGCGCGTTCCTGCGTCCAGGCCTGCTCGCGCTCGGCATGGGCGCGTTCCTGGGCGCGTTGCTTCGCGGTCAAGCGCTTGATGCGGCGCGCCACGTAATCGACCGTGGCCACTTCTGGCTCGGGTTCGTCGTCCTCGTCGGCCACGCCGGCCTCTGCCGCACTCCCTGCGGGAGGGCTCCCCGGCTCGGCCGGCGTCTGTGGCGTTGCGGGTGGTGAGCCCGTGGGCACCTCCGGGCTGGCCGGCCCGGGCGGTGTCGCACCATGCGCATCTGTGCCAGCAGGCGCTGCAGCCCCTGCTGTGGGCGATGCGTCCCCAGGATCGAACGGGATGGAGACAATCTGGCCATCGGCACTACGACTTGTTAACGTGACCGCCATATGGCGTACTCCTGGTTAATCGGCGGCAGCGTCCTCCTCGGGGAGCAAGAGAAAGGGCTGCACGGGCGTGAGCACATCACGGTCCTTCTTCCGGCTGTTACAGGAGAGACAGGCTGGCACAATATTCGCCAGGGTATGACTGCCACCTTTGGAAAGCGGAATAATGTGATCCTGCGTAAGCTGCTTAAAGGGAAATTTCTTGTGACAGTACGCACACCGATAGCCCGCAGCTTTGCAGAGGGCACGCCATTGCTTCGCCGTAAAATTGTTAATGGGGGCTGCGGCCTTACGGGCACGTCGGCGCGCATCTCTCTCCCGAACCTTGTCAGGGTTATTTCTACGCCATTTCTGAAAGGCTGCTCGCAGCTGTGGCCTTTTCCCCCGTCTCTTCTGAGAAGCTCGCTGCTGTTGAGCACGCACCTTTTCAGGATTCTCGGTTCTCCACCGCTGAAGGGCCAGTCGCCTCTTCGCACGGTTCTTGGCGCGATAGCGGGCACTGTACTTGCGGTCACGTACTTTGCGTACTTCCGGGGAGAGTTCGGGTATACTTTCATCAGCCATGGCGATACCTCTCTGACAGGTTCGTTGTGGTTAGGGGCATACGAGTGAATCAGACTCGTATGCTCTGCCTTAAGTATACCCCATTTCATACTATTCCCGCCATCAGGCAAACTCCCCGGCTAAGAGCCGGTGCTTAAAGGTTTCGAGCCACCAGAGCAGCGTGCCGCCATCACCCGTCGAGGCCGCGCAGTACGGCGTGCCGTCTGGCAGCACGCCCAGCACCAGCACGTCCTCGCAGCCCTGCGCACCGTCAAGGACGCGGGCGACCGGAGTAGGCCCCGTCGTCCAGCGGTGCAGATACGTGACGTTGTCTTCGGACATCAGTCGGGCTCCTCAGTGCTGCCGTTGGAGAAGGCGGCAGCCGCCTGCTGTTGCTGAAACTGCTGCGCCTGCATGAGCATTTTTTGTTCTTCGAGCCGCAACTTCAGCAGATCGACTTCATGCGCCCAGGCGTTCTTTTGTGCGTCTAACTGGTTTTCCTGCTGCTTATCCGCGAGGCGAGTCTGCATCGTCGCCACCTGCTGTTCTAAGAGCTTCACTTGCTGGATCGCGGCCTCTTGCGTCGCTTTGTCCTGCTGCATTTGCTGCTGTAACGCCTGGAATTGGGTGCCCACCTGCTGTAACTGATTCTGGAGCTGGACGACCTTCGTTTCCGGCTTCACCTGCTCTGAGGCCGCAAGCGCTTCAGGGGGAACGAGGGTCTTCAAACGTTGCGCCAGCTCCTGGGAGCCAGGGAAGTCGAGCGTCTGGGCCCACACGTCCATGAAGTACCGCGACACCTCCGGGGGCACGCCCGCCAGCATGGTCGTCAGATTGTCGTTCACCTGCATGCGCGAGGTCTCGTAGCTGGGGCCACTCGACACCACCACGTCATAGTCGCCCTGGGCGAGCCGATGCTCTGCGGTCTGGCCGTCTGGTCCCTGCACAGGCTGATTGACCTTCGTGGTGCTGATACTGCCGTCCTGCCCCACCTGGCGCAGGGTCATGGGGCCACTGTAGAGCACCGGCAGCAGGTCCAGGATCTGAATCCCACACGCCCGGATACTCCACGCGAGGTTCCCGGGAAACGTGTAGTTGGTCTGTTCGCCCTCGATCTTGCGGGCGTTGATCGCCGTGCCGCTCTGTTCATTGGAGCGCTGCCCCACACTGGCTTCGTACTGCCCGACCGTCGCCTGCATGTCTTGCGCCGCGAGTAACCGTGCTTGCGAGATGGCTTGTATCGCCGGCTCGGTCACCTGGCGCTGCGGTGGCGGGAGCAGCGAGCCGCCCTCGACGTGGGCTTTGATGGGTAAGTACGGCATCTGCGCATCATTAGCCTGGTCCCAGAGGTCCTGATAGCCGTCAATCTGCTCGGCATAGAGGATATACGGGGCTTTGGGCGCCAGGGCCACCGCTTCCGCTTCGGCGGACGCAAAGTAGTTGTACATGCGCTGCGAGTCGGCGGCCGCCTGCACCAGGCCGGTGCGCTGGGCGCGGCCATCACGGAGCAGCCGCTGGCCCTCGCAGCGGATAATGGGGATATACTGGCCGGACCAGGTGGCGCGCTCCAGGATGGCATAGCCCACGGCCTTGACGTAGTGCACCGTGGCCTTGAGCGTCTGGCGCGTCGGCCAGGTCGGGTCGAGGTTGCCAATCCCTGCGGTGGGCAGCACCGTGCCGTTGGGCAGGCGCACGAGGGTTTCGGCTTTCCACGTCTTATAAAAATACTCGCACAGGAGGACCTCAGCGCCGGTGTTCCAGGTGTAGTCGACCGGGCCGGTCCAGGCCTCGACCTGCTGCGGCCGCACCTCCCACTGCTGGCAGAAGCGACTCGTGGCCCAGCGCTCGGTGACAAAGGCCCAGGAGGCATCGAGGGCGGCCGGGTGGACGGCGGCCGGGTCCATGTACACGCTCAGGCTATTGTAGATGGCTTTGAGGCGCGGCACCTGCTGGAACGACGTGGGGGTCTCGTACTCCGTCACCAGACGCCAGTAGCCCAGGCCATGACCGACGGCCTGATCGAGGGCGGTGGTGTACACGATCTCGGCTTCACTCTGTTGCTCAATGTCCCTTAAGTGTCCTTCTAAGATTGTCGCGAGTTCTTGGGTGGCCCCGCCCGACTTTGGCCTGACTCGTAGGCCAAGGGGGGCACGGCGATAGGCATTGATCACCTGGTTGATGTACTGCGACAGGCGGTCAATCACAAGACACGGGCGCTCTGAGCCTGGGGCCTGGCGCTGGCGCATAAGATGGTCCGGCCACTGAGCGCCAGACCTGAATGCCATCGCATCTTCATGCGAACGTCGTTCGTCAGCCTCGGCCTCTTGTGCGAGCTTGAACCTCTCGCGCATCTGCTGCAGCACGTCCTCATCACGTGTCGGACGCAGCTCACGGCGCTCATCACGGGTCAGGGGAGCAAGTGTCGTGGTCTCAGCCATAGTCTTGCTATTATCCACAGAAGAGAATAATCAGTAACAACAGTAATACATGCTCATATGTGCATAACTTGACTTGTGCACCGTTTTTCCACGCTTTTTTTGTCCACAGGCGTCCATAACAGCTTGATGGAGAAGACTACTCAACGTTTGTGTGCTGTTGACTGCGTGTCCGCCATGGCTGGTGAAAACGGGTGCAAAAGTCCCAGGGGTTCTCCACGACTTTGCTCCCCACGAAAGTTTTCAACAGCCGAGGTCTCCACAGTATGCACAGCCTTCTAATAAGAACTTTTCGAGCCTTTTTTCGCCTTCACCTTCGCAGGCAGCTTCTTCGTTTTGGTGCTGGCAAAGTCTTCCAGTTGCGCCGCCGTCATGTCAGTCGTCGTCTCTTTCCCGGCGCGCTTCCGGGCCAGCTCTGCACCCATAAAACGCTGTTGAGCTTTACTTTTTGCTGGCATCGTCTCTCCCCTCCTTACCGCATCCAATTCCCGCGTTGCAGGCGGTGCGTCGGCACGACGCGCGCTGGCGGTCGGATGGGCTCTCTGTCCTCGCGGTACGCACTCGCGAACGTGCGCAGGGCGTCGGCGCCGTGTGAGGCCCACGAGTGTTCCGCATGCGTCGCCCACGCCTTCTGGGCCTCATTCCAGGCACGCCGATAGGCCTTCAGCGCTTCCAGCCCCTCGTAACACTTGTCCTGATCAAACACGAAGCGTGGAAACAACGTGCGCACGGCCTGGATACCATCTGCAGGATCACCACGCGGCACCACGACGGCGGGCTTGAGCCCTAAGCTCTCGGCGATCGCCAGCCGGTTGCGGCCATCACTGCTAAAATCCCGTGACGCAATATCGTGCGGAAAAAAATGCCTCCCGTAGGTGTACGGCTTCTCGCGCAGCACCTTGGCATACCATTCCAACCCGTGGTCACTGGCTTCGAGATAGTCAATGACGTGGATCATTCTGCCGACAGGCTGGAGAAACCAAATCGCGGTCGCGTCACTGATCCCGAGGTCCCACGCCGTATGCACCGGCACGCTCGGGTCATGCGGCACGCGGGTGATACGCTGTTCCTCGCGGGCCGTCTCCAGGTAGGAGCCGTAATAGCTCCCCACCAGGGCGCTCTCGAAGCTGCACTCGAACTCTTGCGCGTATTGCTCCGGGGCCATCACGGCCCGGGCCGCGTCGAGTTCCTCCTGCGGCAGGATACCCGTCTCCGAGGCACGGTAGCAGGCCGTGTGCCAGCCCGGGTCCTGCTGCGCCTGGCGGTACAGGTCGTAGAAGTGATTATGGCCCATGGGCGTCCCAATGAACGTGGCCCAGCCCTGGCGGTCAGCGAGCGCCGGCCGCACCACCTCACTCCAGATCCGCGGCCGCATCTGGGCATACTCATCGAACACCGCGCCGTCAAAGTACAGGCCACGCAGGGCGTCCGGGTTATCCGCCCCGAAAATCTGAATACGCCGATCGCCCGTGAGATCCACGCGCAGCTCAGCCTCGTTATGCTTCGTGCCACGGATGTCCTTGGTCATGTGCTTGAGCAGATCCCAAGCAATCACTTTGCCCTGGCGGTAGAGCGGCGCGAGATAGGCAAAGCGCGGCGAGCGCTCGCCGTGACAGAAGGCATCACGGATGAGGAGTTCAAGGGCCAGCACGGTCTTGCCAAAGCGCCGGTGGCAGACCCACACGTTAAAGCGCTCACGCTGCTCATAGAGGGCGTATTGCTGGGCACGCAGGGGCGGCAGATGGAGCTCAATCACGGGGCGTCTCCTCCTGCTTGCTCATCACCACCTTGACCACCTCATTGAGCGGCGCGCCGTCCTTGCCGGTCTGCTCGGTGCGCTCGACATAGCCGCGGTCCTTGCCGATGGTTTTGAGCGTAAACGCGATGCCCCACGCTTCCCCGTTGTCCACCGATGTCCATAAGCGCGTCTCAGCCATGTCCACAAATTCGCCGCGTTGGGCGTCTTTGGCAGCCTGCACGCTTGGGTAGCGTTTGCAGTAGTTCTGTACGGTCTCTGCATCGCAGCCCAAACGTTTCGCAGCGTAGTAGACCATCCCCTTTGTTTCCAGCAAGGCATCAATCATTTGTGCCGCCGTATACCGTTGCTTACGCGCCATAAGCCAAAAAACCAAAAGAATCCCTAGTCTGCCACTGCGGGCACAGGCACAGGATCAGGCAAGGCCGCATACAATTCCTCAGTCGCAATCAAGCCTCGATGGGCCATGGCATGATGGTTCGGGCACAACGTAATCAGATTCCCCAGACTGTTATTGCCCCCACGCGCTTTATGGACGATGTG